CCAGTGGATTTTTTCTTATTCACATAGATATTTTTATTTGTGTCCTCTGTGACTTTTGCATTTTGGAAATTTTCTTCTAGCAATTCATTTTTAGTGTAATGGAACTCTCTGTTCATAATCTTTTCTCGTAATAGCTTTGTAGCTGGATGCAATACGCTTGAATGTTGTTTTACTTCCACAGTGACTAGACCTTCCTTTTCAAGCTTTTGAGCTGTAGAAAGGCAGTTATATCGGTCATACGCTACACCCATAACAATGACGTTGAATTTTTCTTCTACTTCCAAAATCATTTGTTCAATAAAGCCATAATCCACCGTCATATCACCACAAGAATAACACTTCCCTGATTTAATGTGATCGTAGTAATTAATCTTTTCCACTCGGTTTTTATCAGGGATACGCTCGGTTGGTACAAACGCATAGGAATCAGCGTATATTTGCATGTCTTCCTCTGTCACCATCGAGAATGAGCAGTTATCATTTGTCAT